AGAGATGATGTGTATAGAGCGGTAGAAGAATTAAAGTTTGCAAGGCAGGGTGGTGACGAGGCTCGTGTTAGAGAAGTTATGTCAAAATACAGAGAAGAACTTTCTGTAGCTGGACAAATAAGAGCCTTAAACAACTTTAGAAACAAGTTACTTCGACAGAAGAATAAGATAAATCGCTCTCCTGTAGTGCCAGAAAATCAGAAAAGAGTCTTAATTAAAAACATCAACGAGCGCATAAGTGCTGTTGTAAAAGATGCTAACAAGATAATGAGAGATGCTGGTCTTATAAAGTAAGTTGAGATACTGGCAACAATACACCCTTACTCGTGTCGCTGTCGCCACCTGATGTTGTTCTGCCAGATTGGAACTCCGCACGACATTTATCTTTTAGCCTGTCTGTCTTGATTATGACGATTGTGTCACCTTCCAGCATAAAGGCCCAGTATTGTGCCTGAGTTGTTGATATACCAGAAGGCCTTCCTCTGCTCTCATACTCAACAAACACATTGCCAGTTTTGTGAGCCAAGAAGTCTCTTTTAACTTCTATTGTAGCCCCAGACAAAAGCTGGGCAAGCCGCTTTTCCTCGACCTGCCCAACCTCTAAATCATATTTGAAATCGCTATTAAATTTCATTTGTACTACAGTACAATTATTTTGGCGTTTTAGAGTCTAGCCACCCAGAAACATCTTCCTTTTTCCATCTCTTTATTCTCTTAGAAAGAAATATTGGCTTTGGAAATGTTTCATCTGTCTCCATTATATAATGGAGTTGTTTGGTGGTTATCGTCAGCATTTTAGCCGCTTCTTTTGGGTCGATAAAATCATTTGTCATTGTGCTTTCCCTTGCTTCCATCTTGAAAACTCCTGTGAAAGATTTTTAAATTGTTCACGAGCCTGTGAATTATTTCTAAAATCACTTCTGCTGGTTATCCCCAGATAGTTTCGTAACGCTTCCGCAACACCATTTTCATCTGGGGTAAGTGTTGGAAATTTTCCTGTTGGGTCATACGTTGTGATGTTCTTTTCATGAAGAAACTCAACAAAGCTTGGATTTCTACACAACATGCCAGCACTGGCAATTAACTTGTCAACCTCACGTTGCTCAACAGATATCTCTGGCTCGTCTTGTTCGTTTAGCTTTACCATAGCAACCATGTATCGAGAGCCTACCCAATCTGTGTGTAGATTGGCTGGCACTTCGTTGGGGTGTATGGCTAGCCTAAGTATCGTGCCAGCTTTACTTTGGGACATTGATGTTTTAACTGCCTCAAAATGAAAGGCGGCTTCTTTTGGTTCAATATCATTTGACATAACTACGCACTCCCTCTTAAAAATTCTGATGTTCTGCTGTCGTAATGAGTTACACCAGAAAAATTTCTGACATGGGTTGTCCTCTTTACCCCGATATCAGTCATTTCGTATGTAACAAGTTCTTGCCTAAAAATATTTTTTTGATTTTTAGGAAAGTAACTTTCATCTAACTTTCCCTTTAGGGAACATAATCCCTGTGTTGGAAAGTAACACAAGTCCTCTTCTTCTTTCATTTTAACCTTTCTCCTTTTTAGTAAAGCCTTTTACCAAATCTGTTTTGCGCTCTTGTGTATCCCCGAATAAATCCTCTATCGAGCATGCCTTGTTCTGATTGAAGCTGCATAGAAAGAAGTTTTTTGGCTTCTAGATAAGTTTTTCCGTCCTCCATTATTTTATCTACTGTCTCTTTAAATCTGTCCTGACTTCCCATCATATCAATCATTTCATTTATATGTAGTTCCCTAACAGTATCTTTGCCCAAGAACTGCGAATGGTCGTAAGCCTCCCATCTTGTTTTCTTCTTTTTAGGGATGTCTTTATATAATTCTGCTGGAACAAGCCAAGTTTGTGAGCGTTTAGCTTTCCAGTTTTGTCCGTTTCTAAGAAACAGCGTACCAGCATAATCCTGATGATTATGATTTACAATTATACCGCCTCGTTCGTGAATAACTTCTATATCCAAAACGTGAGGCTTTAACATCTCTTGAGAAAATGTTCTAAGGACAACAACAGTCTGACCTACTTCTGGTGGAAACTGTTTGTAAAATTTTTCGGTTTCCTGATAATCCGCCCATTGATTTCTATATTTGTAGTGATACCAATCCTCATCACAATCTGGTGTGAGGCCAAGTATTTTTTTAAGATGAATGGCTTTCGGCCTTTCCATTTAATCCTCCGTAACTTTATCAGTCAGTATTTTTATTTTCTTTTACAGATAAAATATGTATGTCACCCAAGTACATGCCCCGCGTCTCAAGACCTCTTTGCTTATAAAGCTTTTTTTCTAAACGCTTCACTGCATGTTCTTTAGATTTTCCCCTCACCACCTTGTATGTCTTGGAATATTCTAAGACCGTTAAGATGTTATAAGATTTTGTTAACTTGTTTCCCATCACCCGTACTTACCCTTATGAACCCTTCCCTGCCTATCTTTTCTAACTTTTACAGTTCGCAAGAAATTTCCCACGTTACCTTTATTGCTCTTTTGATTGCTGTATCTTCGGTCCAGTTTTGTACCCACTATGGAGCCGCCATACTCTTTAAAGTTTATGACCCTATCATTCATCATCTTTAGATGCTCTTCAAACTCCTCAACCGTCATTCCCATAGGAATTTTTTTCTCACTCATTTTATATCCTTCTCATGTGCTTCAAGGGCATGAACAACGATTGCTACCTTTGACAGCATATCGTGAGCAGTCTCCGCTCCATCTACAATTTTGCTTCGTTTAACCTCATCAGGTAAATTTTCAATCTGATGCTTCAACTCATAAGCTATGCAAAGACTTTCATCCATTGAACTTCTCCCAATTAACCTTAGCCCATTTTAGTGGGTCAATACCTTGTAAGTCCCACCAAGTTCTCTCATCACCAAAAGCATGTAGCTTCATATGACAAGAGTGGCAGAGAGGAACACACCAGTTGTCTCCCACTTTCATGCTCATGGCATTCGGTTCCGCAAACATGATATGATGTGCCTCTCCGCCATACCCACAGACTAAACATGGCTTGCCACGCAAAGTCTTTAGGTATTTCTGTGACCGCTCTCTTTTAGAACGGAATTGGTTCATTAGATTGAGTGCTAACAGGGGCCTGATTACTGGCGTTATTTAGCTTTTCCTCAAACTTGTTACCACGCAAAGATAAGAATGTAGCACCGCTTTTTTGAGCGACCTTTTTCCAGCCAGCCAAACTGAGTTTTGGCTTTGCTACACCCCTGCTAAGTTGTTCAACAAGGTCATTCACAACTTCATCAGACAACTCAAGTGTGCCTGTATAGTCTGGTTGCGATTCCTTTTGTTTGCGTTGATTTGTAAACAACGCACCTGATGGTGGATATTCAGTCATGCCGCTTTCCCTTCTTCTAACGTCTTACTGTGTTGCATAAACTCATCAAGAACTGATTGATACAGCTTCTTGTCACCCTTTTCTAAGGCTTCTCTTGCCTGTTTATTAATCGACCAAAATGAACGCAAGTCTTCTATGTTCTGGCACTCAGGTATGAATGTTGAAAAAACAGCGGCCACTTTCTTGAGGCCTTCAGCTTCTTCTAACTTACCGTCAGTGCTTTCAATGCTAAACGTAGGCTCCGTTCCTTCCGGCAAGTCCTCACCAGCATAAATGTAATGCCCTAAGCCGTGCATTGCACAGCACTTGGCAAGACATCTTTGAAGAGATGTGTTTACTTGAAAGCTGTTTGGATTTTGAACAGGATTGTTTGCATGATTTAAAACAGGCAAAACCTCTGTTTGTGATTGGTCGCCAATAGTGACGGTTACACAAGTAAAGGCGTACCCATCTTCATCAAGCATATAAGGACGAGTACCATTTGAACCATCGTACAAATGCTTTTTAAATACTGCATCGGGATAATGTTTCTTCACTATCCCCCAAGCCCAAGCCCAAGACAGGTAAACTAAGTCACCTTTCTTTTCGGTATGTTCTGACACATCAATGCCAGATAAAGTCTCCCATACTTTGCTCATTCACTAATCTCCTTTTTAAACTGCGAGCAAAAATCAGCAACTCCACAATAGTTGCCTTTACAGCGTATCGGCTCTCCAATACGATGTTCTATTTCGACAGGAACATTTTGTTCTGTCGCAAAACTATTGGCTTCGTCATGTGTCGGAAACACACGCATAGCCCTCTTTAATCCTTTTTTCTTTACAGCCCAAGCGTCATCACGTTTCCACCTGTCCTCGTCTGAGCAGGGTGGGAAAGAAGCCTCCATATCATAAACAATTTGTGCCTCTTGATGTACGTTGATGCGCCCATGAATGTAATTAATTCTTTCCATCTCAGTCCATTTAGGAATGTCAACTATTACCACGGGTGCTTGTGGATAATCTGGCTTGGTCTGTGCGTCACGCTTATTCCAATCTCTTAGCACGGCACAAATAGAAAGCTTGGTTACTCTCTTTCCTTTATTCTTTTGAACAAGGTAAGCATACACATTTAGTTGACGCTCCCAATCTATCTTGCCATGAATTACAGACCAGACACTGGTAACTTTATAATCTGTTATTTCAACTGTATTTCTGTAAACAGATTGATGGTCGATAGCACCCGAAAGAACCCACCCGTCAACATCACAAAACAGACGCTCTTCTAAAACAACATCCTCTGTAGGGGTAGAACTTTCTAAAACATGGTGTACGGCAGTGCCAAACAATGCCCAGACATTATCCACGACATCCACCACACGGTCCTCGTGGTGATGGTCACGCATAAGACGCACTCTAGGGCTGTCTATCAGTGTGGTAACCGAAATATCGGCATTTCCCTTGCTATATTTGTCATTTCTGGCAAAATCAACAAAAGACTGAGGTAAATTATAATTATTAGTAATCTGCATGATAATATCCTTCCGAAAATCATTAGTATCAAAGGCTCAAAAAAAGGTCAATAGGAAAAATAACATGGTGAAACAACATTTATTCCAAATACTGGGTGAGCCAGCCTCTAAGGCCAATAGCAGAAAAATAGTTATGATAAGAGGGCGTCCTGCGTCCATTAAATCGGATAAGGCCAGAAACTACGCAGTTAAATTTCTTGCCCAGTGTCAAACCCTTGACGAGCTTTTTGATAACGATGTAAAGGTTGAGATGCTAATTTATTACTCCTCACGCAGACCAGACTTAGACGAGAGCCTGATTTTAGATTTAATGCAAGGAACTATTTACAAAAATGACAGGCAAGTTAAGCAGAAGAATATTTACTGGGGGCTTGATAGGGAAAACCCAAGAACAATTATCAGAGTGTCGACTTTGGAGAGCGGTGATATCCCAAGCTATCTCAGATGCCTACCTGAATGACGAAAAAGACAGGTTTGCAGTTGAGCAGTGGTTGGAAACAGAAGACTTCCAAACCGTGTGTGATTTAGCTGATATATGTTCATCAAAGATGAGGGGTAATTTTTTACACATCCTAAATTCCAAATCAGCGATTGCCCGTTACGAGGGAAGAAAGCTTAAAGACCTTATAGATAAATATTAATACTCTAGTACAAATTATATATAAATATATAAATATATATAACTATAAATATTATAACCCTACCCACCACTGGCTCAAATTATCTATTGACACTTCATTGGCATGGCAATATCGTGATGCTAGTCGTGGAGAAAACTAAATGGAAACTGAAGTAGTAATCCGAGGGGAAGCCCTCCGGAGAGGTAGTGGGCAACATAAAATTGTATGCCCATTTTGCTCTCATCAGCGCAAAAAAAAGGGTCAGAAAACCCTGTCTATAAAAGTCGAAGTTGACAGCATTGTGTATAATTGCTGGCACTGCGAAGCATCTGGTGGCGTTTCTTTGCAAGAGCGTCAGATGCCAAATGTGAGGAGGAATAAAGTGACACTTGCCGTAAAACATGATTGGGATGACTTGAATGAAGCAACTTTATCTTGGCTAGAGAAGCGTGGGATATCAGAAGAAACGGCTCGTGAGACAGGTTTAAAATCAGGGAAACATTTTATTTCAGCACTACAAAGGCAGTCAGACTGTGTAGTCTTCCCCTATACAAATCAAGGTAGAATGTATGCCGCAAAGATACGGTCAGTAGAGGATAAGGGATTTTCTTGTAACGGCTCACCAGCATCATTTTTTAATATTGAGAATGTAGTTATCGGAGAGGACTTGTATATTTGCGAAGGAGAAATGGACGCTATTTCTTTGGTGCAATGCGGATATGAGAACGCAGTATCCGTTCCTAATGGGGCGGTAATGAAGGTTGTAGATGGCAAGATAGACCCAAAAGAAGATAACAAATTTAAGTTCTTGTGGGATGCAAAGAACATAATAGATGCCGCAAAAAAAATAATCATCTGTACAGATGATGATGGTGCTGGTCAGGCTATGGGCGAGGAGATTGCAAGGAGAATAGGAAAAGATAAATGTTGGGTTGTAGAGTGGCCTGATGGATGCAAAGATGCAAACGATGTCTTGGTTAAAAAGGGCAAGAAAGAAGTAGATAGAGTTATCTACAAATCAAGACCGTATCCTGTAGCAGGACTCTATGATGCCAAACATTTCTACGAGCAAGTGGACGAGATTTATGACAAGGGAATGGGCAGAGGGGAATCGACAGGCTATCCAAATGTAGATGAACTTTATACCATTGTAGAAGGTCAGTTGACCGTTGTTACAGGGCATCCGTCATCAGGCAAGTCAGAGTTCATTGACCAGATAATGGTGAACCTAGCAGAAGAGCGAGGCTGGAAGTTTGCTGTTTGCTCTTTTGAGAATGAGCCACGCCTACACATAGCGAAGTTAATTAGCAAGCATTTTAGAAAACCATTCTTTGACGGGGTTACACCTCGCCTAACCAAACATGAGTTAGACAGAGGAAAGGATTTTGTGCAAAGTCATTTTAGCTTTCTGTATCAGAACGATGGTTCAATGGCGACCATTCACGACATTGTAGATAGATTGAAGGTAGCAGTTATGCGTCACGGTATCAGGGGCGCAATCATTGACCCATACAATTATATACAAAAGAATGGCGATATATCCGAAACAGATTGGATTAGTGAGATGCTAACCACCTTGAGGGTGTTCGCTCAGTCTCATGGAATACATCTCTGGTTTGTTGCCCACCCAACAAAGATGCTCCGTGGGCAGGATGGCAAAGTTCCAGCACCAAAGGGTTATGACATATCAGGCAGTGCCGCATGGTTTGCTAAAGCAGATATCGGATTATCAGTGCATAGGCCCGACCCAGTAGGCTCATCACTTAGCGAAGTTCACATATGGAAATGCAGATTTAGTTGGGTAGGCAAGCAGGGTGTTGCCGATTTATTTTTTAATCAGGTAACGTCTACTTATTCAGAGGAACAGGAAGACAACTTTCCGATAGTTCCGGCAGTGCGTAACTTTGATGACGTTCCGTTTTGAACTCCCCACGAAATTTATACTAGGATACAAAATTATGGATAAACCTGCTGCAATAAGAAAAGGAAAATTATTACTGTCTGAGGCAGGAGATGTAATAGATGCAAGGGGAGCGCATTATGGCTCACCAGAAGAAAACTGGACAAGGATAGCTAATTTCTGGACCGTTTATCTAAAAGACAAACTAAAAGATGGCGAAAAAATCACCCCGATAGACCATGCCCTGATGATGGATTTAGTCAAAACTGCAAGGCTAATGGAAACACCTCACCATTGGGATAGTTATTTAGATAAGTGTGGGTATATGGCGGCATCTGTAGAGTGCTTTGATGTTGACTAATTATTTTATGTGAGATAATCTCCAAACACTACAAGTCCTCCCGACTAAGGGGGTTGATGGACTGCATGCCGTCAGCCCCCTGTTTTTTAGAACTCCCCACGAAATGCGTGATAGTAGTTGATTTGTACTATAGCACGAAAAAAAAATAATGTGGCCCGCGCCGGGTACAGCTTGTATAAAACTTATACCCTAGTACAAAAAAGCAAAAAAAAAGGCGATGAGCGCGTGTCTAGAACGCTCATCGCCTATGAGGATATATTCTGTCGTGGAGATGTCAGACTAGCAGGGCCAACAGAATATTTTTCCCAGCACTCCTCAGCACTGTCAACAAACCCCCGCTAGCCTAACTGTTGTCATTTTTTAAATTCCAGTGCATAGCTGTGACTGACCCATTCGGATACATGTCCACAAAATCACCGTCACTTTCATTGCCCAGTGTGTATTTTTCACTGTACTGGTCGTAGGTCATATAGGTGACATGCTGAGGAACTTTGCCTATTTTATGGCATTCATCAAGATAAGCCTGTTTAGCCTTTTCTATATTCATTCGTCACCCCTCCTTACCATATTAACGCCAGCCCAGATAAAGGCCGCCATGCCTGAGTATATGATAGCTATGCCTACCAGTACACTATTTTCTGGCTGTTCAATGTATGACATGCCAGACGTACAGCATAGAACACCTAGCCAAAATAGAAAATAATCCCTCATGGTCTAAACTCCCGATTATCTGTCAGATGTTTATCAACGTGATTTTTAAACTGCTCGAAGCTTAAAAAACTATACGGTGATGCGTGAATGTAAAACTCCGGCAATGTATGCATAAAGTTTTCTTTACCCTCAACATATACGTTATGGGAAGCCTTTCTGTTTCCATCATCATATTCATCAACATCAGGCTTGTAAACATACCCCTTATATTTATGCCTTGGGGCCGTGTGCCAGCTAATCATCATTAGGCTCATCCTCCATAGTCCAGTTTAGTTTTTTGGGATGGTCAGGCTCAAAGGGGTCAGCATGATGATAAGGCTCTTCCTCTACCTCGTATTCCATCCATCCACATGCGGCATCAACTCCCAATAAAAAGGCGTGATAAGATAGAATGTCACTGAACCCGAATGTCTCTTTTGTATCTCCATCCATGCCCCAGATAATCGTTACCACATATTTTGCATCATCAATTTCCTGTTGTGTTTGGCCGATGCAATTAACTTTGTTACCTGTAACATTAAATGCTTTATTTTGTACGGTAGTACAAATTTTATTATCTTCAGTCATAATTTACCTCTTGCTTGTTGTAGTCTGGTTGTTTCGATTGCGTGACAATTAGAGCAGATAACTACACACTTTCTAATTTCACTAAAAAGTTTTCTTAGTGAGTATGAACGTGCGTCAGAAACATTAAATGCTTTGTCACCTGTATGATGAAACTGCAAGGCTATGCCGTCATCATCATAACCACAATAACAGCACCCGTGATGCTGTTTATATTTGTTAAGCCAATGGGTTCTGCGTCTGCGGTTCATCCATTGCCTCGCTTTAGATTTTGATTTTCGCCTGATGAATGCAGACGGGGTACACCACTCCTCACCATTTTTGGCATACTTGTGGTAACCCCAAAACACCTTACCATCAGCTCTTACAGTGCCGTGCTTAATCATTTTATTTGTCCAGCATTTTTGTAAGGTGTTTATAGGTGCGTGACCTCATAAGCTTGACGGCCTTTTGTAGATTTTCATTGAAGGCATGTGGCGTTACAGTCTTCCTGTCTGCCGGATTGACTAGAGGCTGGACATCATTAACCACCGATGCTTGATGCGTCACTATCCAGCCCTCCTCTACAAAACATTTTTTATCGTGACTGCCTATGCTGACGGCCTTGTAGCAATTCATGTTTTCATCATTTACCCACGGGATATTTGCCGGAATTGCTCTCGAAATAAACCGCAATCCCTTGGGTGAATGCACTAGCCCCAAGCCCTTGTTGTATACTGAACTTACCCAGTGAACAGGCACGTTTACATAGTTTACCCTGCTGTAATCAGTGTCACCTTCTATTTCCAACTGTTCAGCGTCCGGCCCATTACAAACCACACTTATGCTGGTTCTTTTAAATCCATTGTCAAGCACTTCTCTAGCCCTATCTAATGAAGTCTTTTTAACTCGCTTGATAGGGTTGTATGTTTGATGGGTATTGAAGCTTCTTCTAATTGAGCTTACACTTTCGGCTAGTTGACTGATGTATACAGCAACCGTCTTTTCAAAAGCAGAATATTGTCCTGCCTTTCTATCAAACTCAGATTGCATTTCTTTGCGCTCATCACGGGTCAGTACACCGCCATTTTGCCAATCATACTT